GGAGGGAGGAGTTGCGCCTCGATAAAACGACTGAGTTTGAGTCGGAAAAGAACTGTCTTTTATAAAGTCGAAAGAGTGGAATCTTCAATAAGCTTTCTTCAAGCCTAATGATTGAAGCAAAGAAGCTGAAACATGAACTGATTGGGTGAGATCAGATTCATCCTCAGAAGTTTGATTCAATAAAGGACCAGAAGCAAGATTAGGATTGTAATTGGAGGAAGAAGAAGAGGAAAAGGAAGGTTCCGAAGTGGATGGACGTGGGTCCACTTTAGGCAAAGTAGCATTAAAATCAGAATTAGTGGCTAAGCCATCAAATTCCAATGAATACTCAATGAAAAGAGAGCCAAACACTTGGGAAAGACCACTAGGGCAACCAAGTCCAGAAACACAAACAGCGCCAGCAGTGATTTGACGCTCATTGGCTTCACTGCTAGCACTACTGCTGTCACAAATCAGCCATTCATTGCGTAAACCACCCTGAGCAATAAGATCCATTGAGGAAGGGACCCAGACAGTGGTTAGCAAGGAATTCTGACATGATGCGACTGTTCCATATGAGTGGTTGGTATTGGTAGTCACGACTTCAGGAACGCTCGAGATTGCAATGCTACCAGCAGTGGTAGTAGTGCAACTAGGAACGTAATTGAGACGGAGCTTCCTAATACGCCAGCGCAAGAAACTTGTGGCAATTGTGTTTATGGTTGTAGGAAAGAATTGGAAGTTAAGTGGAAAATTTCCATTGGCAATTGGATCAACGTTAAAAGATTGACAATATGACGTTGGCAACCCCTGGAAATTGAGAACGCCTGTGAAGGTACCTGCGGCATTATTAGCCACAAGTCCAGCAAAGGAACGTCCTTCAACAACAAAAGGAGTGTGCTTAGAGGTCATGCTGCGAACAACTGATCCAATAGCCGTGGGAGCCATGGAATATGAAGGGCGGGTTACGCCGGTCGTCATAATTCCTAAACTCTTCTTCTTTTTAGCAGGTTTCTGTTTCTTGGCTTTCACAGTCTTTGCGACTGCGGAGCCAATAAGAGAAGCCAAACCACCAAGATCTTTAGAAATTCCACGAACTTTCGACATTTCTAGCGTTTATAGTTATAGTGCAAAATTATAAATTTTTCATCCGAAACAAGATGAAGTTAAAAATCACTATGTGGGAACATCTAGACCCGAATCGCAGATTCGAGGCCTAGCATGATGCGCTGGTACACTTGCTGGGAGACACATTGTGACTTGTCCAGCGAAGCCATGGCAGCTGACAGTTGGGAAAACTTAATTTCATCGCAACAATATTCAGCCATGTAACTGCGAAGAGTCGGAACCAGCAAATCACGTCTCTGACGAATCAGATTGTTGATATTCTTGTTCCAATTCAAAGGCAGATATCCATAACCAGATGGTAGCTTGAAGAACTCTCGGCTGCAAAAATTCTGCTGCTCAAAAGTACCCTTCTCGCTCTCAATGGTGTAAGTGTGGCCAATTGAACGCATGAATTCCACGAGTTCTTGAGGAGTCTCCTTCAATCTCTTGACTGTATCATCTCCCATGGAGATGAAATGACGAGGTTGAGGAAATCTACCATGAGAATCTTCGTATCTAATATCGTTCAACAGCACAACTTTGCCATTGAGATCAATCGTGAGCAAACGACCAGATGGATTAATCCCAGGGACGGTTTTGATCCACACTGAACCATCACTGAGGGCAATAGAACCCCACATTGCTGCAGTTTCCCGAGCAATTTGAAGTTTACGCCACGCAGCTTTGAGTTCAGGTGAACCAATGGCCAGCCGATGATTGAGATCCGCGACGAAGAGTGACTCATCAGCGCTAACTGTGAAGTCATGACTCTTGCAATCAAACGAAGCCCAATCTTTGACTTTGGGTTGGTTTCCATATTGAGTAATAAGCTTGTTGGTTCCACCTTGAGTGAAATTGAGCCCAACCTTGTTAGGAAGAGAGTCAACTTGCACGATGTTATTGTCAAGCATTTCTTGATAAAGAAGGCGGTCAACGAGTTGGTCGATGAGATCACCACCGAAAATTAATCGGTAGCGCTCTTCTAGCAACTTAGCTAACTTGGTAATTTCCTTCTTCTCAAAGATTCGATATGGATTGCTAAGATAGCGGGAATCCAAATCGGATGCATTGATTAAGGCGGTGACACGATTTTTCACCATTTCTTTCACATCTACGGCGTTGAAGACATCAGCGTTGGAGGTGTATCCTTGCCGAGCAAACGAAGCTCCAGGATGTTTCTTGCGTAATTCAGGATCATCACGGACCAACGATAACACGCGGTCGTAATGTGAATCAGACAAGAAATCCTCCGGAATGGAAAACTTCGATTTCTTCAGCAATAATTCAGCACGAGCCAACCATTTATCCCAATCACCACGAGGGATGGAATGAGTGTTGAAGAACTCAAGTTGGACGGAGAGAGATTTCTTCTCAGCTTCAGCTGTGATAGGAGGAACTCCATAATCATCAGATAAATCTGGGAAGAACTTTCTCATACCATTCGAATCCTTATCATCAGACATTGGAGATAGATGGATGGCAGCGATCTTGGGACCACTTTTGAAATAGCGTTGAATTGATGCATCTTCAGGGGTGATGGCAACAGCGGAGGCAATGCTTGCTCGTTGAACTTGTCCGAGAAGAGGGATCGATTCAAAGTTATCATTGAACTCACCATGCCCAGAAGGCATGTTGTGTTTGTCTGATCCACCGATCTTTCTCTCATCTTCTTCTTGTTCTTTAAGATAATCACACTCAGCAAGCTCTTCAGCTTCTTCGTATGACAAGCAAAGTGTTCGTCCAGCTACTGTAACGAAAACATCGTCTGTACCGACGTAGATCTTGGAGGAGGTTCGATCTTCTAACAAGGATCTCAATTCTGATTTATGTTCAGTAATGAAACGCTTGAAGAAGTCTTCGGAAGACTCCATCTTAGATTGATGCCGGAGAAAAAGAGCCACAAGAGGAAAGCTGAAACCTTCATTGTAGACTTTGTCATTGGATCCTCGCTGGTGGATTCCAATAACGACGACTTTCTTGCTGGAAGCGGGCCCTCTCAAAATAATAGGAGAGCCGCTAAATCCGCCTTTCGAACTACACTTGTGATAAATCACATCATCTTCCACCTTGTACTGGCCTTCAGATCGAACTAATTTGCCATTCACAAAGCCATACAACTCGACAAGACCGAACTCACGAACTGTGAGGGGGTTTGGAGGAGCATCAACTTGGGATATCTGTCCCAACATGGACCACTCACGATCCGAAAGATGAACATATGAGACATCCGGGAAAGGAGTTTGAGCAAAATTGGAACGGTTGATATCAACATGGCCACGTTCTGTGGAAAGGCGAAAAACACCTTTACCAACATCATAGGCAAGTTCATGAGAACAGAGAACACAGTAGTTCAAGTAACGAAAGGCCATGCCAACAAAGAAGGGAGTGCCATCGTATTCTAAAATACTAACTGAGAAAACTGATTTAGGAAGAGATTCCGCTGGAAAGTAAGAACTACCAGGGATAGTGGATTCGTTAAGAACGGTACAGCTAAGGTCTGCCAAAGCTACGGGGGAAGACTCAGGAATAACCTGTTCTGGCCGAATGCCGAGGCGGGAATTGAACCAAAGCTGCGATTTGAGACGGCGATTTTTCAAAAACCGGAAAAATGCTTTGCGACGGTCTGAACATGCGTAGAAACACCAAACAAACAAGCGGCCAATAAAGAGAAACAGTTCTAAAAGGAACCATAACGCAAACAGGACAACGAGCACAGTAAGGGTGACTTGCAATACGAGATCGGAAAACAAATAGTCGCCGAATGGGAATTCATACATAAATGCTTCGCGCAGAGCGTTGAGACGTTCTTGCAAACGTTCAAAATCAGCTCTACGCATTCTGCTTCCTTGCAATTCCGTAACCAATGGCCCACTGCCTAGAGGCATGGGGTCATCAGGCAATTCCAGTCCGTTAGGAACAAGAGAGCTGGTGGTCTGGGCTGACGCGGAAGTCATAATGATGAAAATAAAACTCAGGATGGTTAAGGCTTGAAGGAAGCGTAATCTAACAGCCGATTTCGAAACAGAGATGAATTGAGACACATTGCAATAGATCAAAGACTTGGAGGTCTTAGCTACGGGATAAAATAACCGAGCTTTTTCCAACAAGTCCTTAGTCGTATGCGAACGCGTGTAGTTCAACCATGCCGAATGAGTGCGAGCTTCTAGAGAACGATTCTTGGGAGCCATCTTGAGGGGTTCAATTAACTACCTAAAAAGGCGATTGAACAAAACAG